ATCAGGTCTTAAACCTGACATGTACATGGAGACATCACGTGCTGCCATATAAGGTAAGAACTGGAAGTTTGTTACGAAGTCGCCTACAAAACTCTGTGTTGTTCTAACACCTGAGAGAGTGAGATTTCTTCTTGTAGTTGTCTCAACAGTTTGACCAATTCCACCGCCAAAGAAATTATTCCAAGGATTTGCGCCAAAGAAATCTTCAAATGTATTTTCTACTCTTTGACTTGTGACTGTATCAGTTAAAGGAATAAATTCTTGAAGATTATCAATGAAATCTTGGAAAGGCGTTGTAAGATCAACATCTAGAGTAACAGGATTTGTTGTCGTGTCGTAAGCAGCGTCGTATGGAGGTGAAATCGCACCTACACCTACGTATTTGTAGAAGTTACTTACACAGTTTCTAAATGTTGATGCGTATGGCTGAGATATAATCTCTACGTTTGAGTCACGGCTTAGTGTTCCTACTTTAGCGTTACTTACTGAAGGGAAAAGTGAAGCCGATGAAGATGACTTATATTTTAAATCAAGAGGGAAAGTCTTGATTGAAGGCATCAAAATCTTTTCATTAAATGGAACAGCAGCATTAAATTGTGCGTTCTCAATATTAGCTAAAGACAAGTCATTAAATGGATCAACAACAAATCCATTCTTAAATCTTGTTAAACCATTCTCATCAAGAACTTGTAGGTTCTGAGTCTCAGCTTCTAATTGGCTTAATGAAACATAGTACACGAGATTATCGATCTTCTTCTCGAGAGAATGAATATCTTTCATCGTGTAATTCTTAATACCTTTTGATTTTGCCTTTACAGCATACTCACGCTTTCTTTGTTCTGCTGCTTCTTCAGAAGATAGCGCAGGGAATCCTGGTACGATGACTTCAGCAATAACCAGTTTATCTGCATCTACTTTTGGAGGAACAGCGAATCTCTCTTCTTCACCTTTGACGAGAGAGATCTCACCATAAGAATCTGCGACAATTAAGTCAACGCGAGTGAGGTAATACTCGATGTCTGTTGTTGCGCTCTGATTTACCGCAGGAATCAATGGTACACCATAAGTTGTGAAGCTTGGTGCTGTGGCGTCTACTGTTCCTGTGATCGTAGGCGCAGAACCTGGTGTTGATGCGTTATAATCGGCTGCTGCTGTTTTATTTACATGAGGTCTAAAATCAAAGCACTCACGAAGATTGAATCTTCTTCCTGAGTCAGAAACGTAAACAGGAATATCACTTGGGTCTAATGTATTTGGATAACTATTTACTGTAAAGAAGTATTCACCAGTTGATGCACTCAATTGGAAAACTTTTAATTGAATTGTTAGAACACCGCTTGGTTCTGGACGACCATCAATAAATTCCATGTAAGAGAGATCATAATAATGATCTTTCTGATTTGTTCTTAAACGGAAGCTACTCGTGAAGTCATTGCCGGCTGCGTCAACAACGCTAGTGATTTTAAATACATCTGGAAATCCAAGATTATATTTTTTCTGAGATCCGGAGTAAGTAACCTTCACATAAGGCTCTCTCACAACTTTATTATAAGGATCTGCTAATTGAATTCTCTTGTTGTAATAAATCGTGACGTTAGTCGCTGAGCTTGCTGCTGGATCTAGGTTAACAGTTAACTGGCTGTTATTTAACGACGTCGTCGCACTTAGAACAGGAATGAATGTGCTCGTGTTGTCAATAACTACGATATCCGAGTTATCACAAGCGAAGTCATCACCTGGATTTGCTACTATCGTAATGACATTTGAAGCATGTGCTGCGAGCTGAGAAACACGAACAGGAACTAACGTATCAGAAGTTTCTTTCAAACTAATCATACCCGTGTCAAACACGAATGGTGCTTTAGCTGATTCTTTTACTACAGCAGTAACTGTAGTGTTTGCTACTTCAATGTATCCAGTAAAACCATCTATTCTTTCAACGTCAGAGAACTTCTTACCTGAGTTTAATCTCGTGCCAAACAAATAAACCTTTCCAGGTGTCATGTTCGAGACGAAAGTCTCACCGATCTTTGTATTCGTATTGTCTTTGAGATCTAGCGCCGTGTAATCAAGAGGTAGTACACCTGAGTAATCAGTGATGCTTACATATGAACCATAATTAAATGAAACTGGCTGATTATCTTGAATCTCTGTGCTTGCGATCTGATCAATAATAAAAGATCTCTCACCAGAATTTTCTACACGATAACCTTTAACGTAAGCGACTCCTGTTCCTACGAGAACATTTACATCTGAGACTAAGGTGTCTGGATCGACTCTTCTATCAGTTGTAACTGGGAAATCGCGAAGTACGTAGTTGCCCGACTCTTCGAATGTTCTTCTTGCGAGTTCTTCGCCGAGGACGTTATATTGTGAAACGTCACGAAGTGTAATAGCATTACCATTTTGATAACGAATCAATGAGAAGAATGTAGGATCCGCATCAGCTGTTGCTGTGTCAAGAACAGTTAGTGTAGGAATGAGTTTAAGGCGATCGGCACCAGGAGCGTTTTCATTTGCAGATCCATTCGCGTTGTCATACAAGTTGTTATCTTGTAGAGCGCTAATGAGTCTTTCTTGAACTTGATAACCTACCGCTACATTGTTTGGAGCCGCACTATATTTCGAAACAACAAGAACTTGATCTTGTGCAAATAAGAAATGACCTTTTTGGAATATAATACCAGGTGCAGCTTGAATACCAAAAGATCTTCCCGTCGGTGTTCCTAAGCCTGTGACGCCGACACCAGCAGGTGCTACGTTACTCGTCGTTGAGTATGGATTAGACTCTCCTGGTAGTAACTCTCCTACTTTAAATTTGTATAGATTAATTGTAAGATTTTCACCAGCACGAAATACTTTATCAATTGATGTTGAATTTAAGTATGTAACAAAGAAAGTATTGAGATCTGGTGGACGAGTCTCGAAACCGCGTGAAGCTGAAATGATTTTTGCACGCAGTCCTGATAGTGCACCAACGACTTCGTAAACATAATCAATTTCAACATCTACTCCACCGATTGATTCGATGACTCTGCGACTAATGTATTGCTCTGGGTCAAAACCAGTGACGTCTCTCATCTTCACGAACTGAAGATCATTTAGATTCGTGAAGTTACAACCTTTTACAATGCTACCTTCTTTAAAGATATTATCCCCAAATTGTTCAATTTGGCTCTGTAACATCGTCTGAAGCTGTGTCAGCTCTCTTGCTTGAACAGCATATCCTGGTTTAAACAGCACACGATAGTACTGATTTTCTATGTCGAAATCATCAAAATAAGGTGCTGTATTGAGATCTGTATTAATTGGCATTTAATTAGTTTCCTTAAAACTCCAGAACGAATTTAAATTCTTCACGAGATAGGTTAGTTCTAGGTAATGGGAAGAAGTTTTCCATAAAGTAAACTCTTCCAGATCTTTGAACGTAGTCAGGTATTACAACATTGTTTGCTGCTGGTGTATTTATCTGTATTGTCTGACCTGTTTCGTTTCTAAGAGGTAGGTCTAGATCTAAAGAAATGCCGGTGTTAGCATTATTTTGATACGGACCCATGTACTCTGCTATATAAAATGTATTGCTTGTGGCATCTACTTCGTGAACAACACCAGAAAATATTGTTTCATTGTCTAGATTTAATTGTGTTACAACAGTATTCGCCGTGACGCGATCAATGTCATCTGTGACAACTGCTACTCTGTTATCGAAGATAGCTGGCGTGGTGTTTGATGAAAATGTAGGATTCTTTACGATACCAACGGCGCCATATGTATTAGTGGCTCCGATTTGATTGTTATCTTCTGTAGTTATATAAGCATATAAAGAAAAATATTTACACTTAAGTTCATCAATTAAATCATATGCATGTCCGCCTTTAGGAGCTAACACAGCTCTTACGGTAGCACGAACGTCTGTTGTAGCAGGATCTTCTGGTTCAAAATCAAACGCAGGGTCTACCACACGAGCTGTGATGTTATTATACCCACTTCCTTCATTTAAAATAATAATCGATTTAATAGAGTTATTCACGATGCTTGGAATCGCTGTGGCGCCAGTTCCGTCACCTAAAATTTCAATTCTTGGGAAGATTTTAAACGACGCGTTTGAAGCAACACCATCTGCGACTGGGTTAGCGTCGATTCTTATTTCAGCGTTACCAGTATTTGTGTCATAGAAATAATAAGTGATCGTATATAAGAAAGTATTGCCGTTTGGATTCGTTAAATAAATCGATTGCCCTGTATAATAGTTTAGGATTGGGCTGAATGTAGTGAAAGGTCTTACGATGAGAATACCACTTGAAAATGGACTTCCGACCATTCCGCCTTCGGCTACTACGTATCCAGTGTTATCATCGGGATTTTCAATGATGATATCCGACAAAGGACTTCCTGCAACAGGTGTAGGATTTATTGTTACATCATTTGGTAAAGGTATAAATCCTAACGCGTTGTATGCTTCGAAATCTAATTCGCTGATGACATACATGTATTTCCAAACGTATCCATCAGCAGTACGATAGATCTGATTTACGGTTGTAGGATTATAATTAGGAGGACTTTGTACTGTTGCTCCGTAATTATTAAAAAGACACTTATAAACGCGGTAGTCGCCTGTGTCGTTACTCGTAGGACCTACGACGGCATAAAAATTAAGACCATCTAGATTTACTCGATCATCGTATTGAGCATACACCTGGCCTCTCTGCCAAGGATAGTATTTAATCATAAAGTGGATATCTTCGTTTAATACTTTTTTTGCAAAAAGAGCTTTTTCTAAAAACTCATTTTGTGAAAACTGAGAGTCTTCTGGATCAAAAGTAGATATCGAAGAAACAAACAAATAGTAATTAGTGTTCAAGATGTCATCTACGAACAATCTATTTGTATCACTTTTAAAATTTGTAGTTAATATCTCTGGCATGATGAACCTAAATCTTTGTTTGAGTTAATTTATTTATTTAGCTTGCAGCAAGCTTAATTTTTCTACGAGGATAGACTTGACCATTAGCCGGTCTATTTCCAAAATCTGATTTGCGAACTGGAGAGATGTACTTTCCGTTTCCAAGTCTTATGTTATATGGAACAAAAGCTCGTAAGTTTGATGCTCCTTCTAAGTCACAGAGTCTTAAACCTCCGTTTTGAAACGCGTTTTCTGTGATTCTATAAACATTAGTGTTTCCACCTG